CTTATGAAGCCTTCTCAATTCTAACTTGTCCATATCCTGTACCTAAATATGATATTTAGAATGAACCCTCACCACATGGCATTAAGTATTTACCTGGAGTTGGAAAGAAATTATTACCAACAGTCCTAACAAATGCATTTTTATTATTAATGCTATCCAGGGTGTATTAATCATGATTAGTCGCCATTAAATATTAGTGAATTCCATCTTCATGTAACATGTTAACTCTATTAACAAATGTTGTTACAAACTCTCCATACATTATGTTATTGGAATTACCTTTTGTTTTGGGCTTACCTAAATCAATTTGAGAATGTATCTCAACTTAATACCTACACAAATCTTATAATCCGACTGTACTTCCGTACTGATCTAGCCATTCGTCTTATAATTATTATAACGAATCAAAAAATTGCTACTCAGTCGAATCAATATTAAAAATTTATTATACTTATAATCTTAATATTCGTTATAAGTCTGTCAGATCACCATCAACATCCATATAATATTGTTAGTATACATTATAGTATTCATTTCTTTTGATAGTGAGATAATGAACTACCTCATCATTATATGATGCATAACCAAATTAGCATGGACCCTCATGATTTATCAATCTATTCTAGATATCACTAATTTGCTTATCACAATCCTTAACGGTATCATCTAGTGACTATAAATTCTTTCGAAGACTATCTCTAAACCTCTAAAAGTGCTTATCACTAAATGCATGTACTACATTATTGTGAAAGTGATCAAATAACATCTCACCAATTCTATGATTATCTTAAGATATTACTATAACATGTTTTTCTCTTGGTTGACTATACACAAGATCAATCGTATTTTAGATTTATTATCTATATAACATATTATAACAATTATCCAATCCTGGTGATCCAGAAAGTGATACTATACTATTTTACATCATGTCTTTGCTTATGTCCATTCCCTAAGTGGCCACATAATCAGCCATCTATCTTGGCATGCGACCCAATAAGTTCATATGAACCTATGCGGATCCGACATTCATTTTAAAAACATGCTTATCACTATTCTGATATGTTT